GTTCCGTGTGCCCCTGTGCAAGCAATGCAATCTTCCCGTCCGTGGTTTGCGGCATCATGTATGTACCAGTCTTTCTGATGCTCGGTAAAACTTCATCAAATATCCATTTTTCCAATTTGTCAGCTTTATCTTTTATTTCTTTACTGTTACCCTGTTGACCAGCTTTAATAATCAATCGGTAAATATCTCCTTCCGGAATAAGAGGTTCTGCATATCCACCATTATTTTTAAAGCTATCCTCGACCAGGACACCCTTGCAATTATCCGAAACCGCCTTTCTTGGTCTTTTATACATAAGCATCGAAGCTATATCTACTCCAAAAAAGTATTCTTTTCCGTTTACTATAACCGTTCTCAAATCCCCTAAAATAGGATTGTTAAAAATCTGAATATCGTTCATCAGCAAATCCCCCATTTCTTCTTGAATGAAAGTATCGTGTTCAAAATGAAATGCAAAAATTTTTCGTCCTGTATGCTCTGGATTTCCGTTATCAGCTGTTCTTTCATCTCGCACCGCCTTTCTTGTCGGATGCAAGGTTATTTGTAAAAATCCACACACATCTTAAAAAGTGTTCGCTGAGTAAATTCAGATTTTTGGTAATTGCTTCAATATAAAATTCTTTCATTATCTTGCACCGCCTTTCTTTACAAGGCGGTAAATACCGTCGTGATCTATTACGTCCTCATCATTCAAATCTGCCATAAATATTACAACGCCGCGCAACAATTTTTCGTTATCACATCGGATTGCAAGCCGAGAAAGCAACGATCTGTACTGCTCAATTTGGCTCGGTAAATAAGTTCCATCCTTTTTTATGATTTCATTTCTGAAAATGTCCTTAAGAATTTCGCTGGCAATATCAACCTCATCGAATTCGTTCGGCAGTCCTAGCAAATTCATGGCTGATGTTACCACTTTGCGAAAACCAATCGGAGAAAAATTATCAATGTCCGTTTCGGTACTCCAACCACGGTTATACTTCATCCTCTCGATTTCCACAACATGATTCACTTTCTCCATCAGCGCGTCACTATTAAGTATCGTTCTTACAATTTCTTCAATGCTTCTCATAGATTTTACCTTCCTTTCGTTTGCTGTTTGACAACCATTCCAAAAAGCGGTATAATCCATGTATCAACCGCTTTTGGTGGCTGTGTTGAATAAAGCGTTTAACTTGTCTAGGGTTGGAACGCTTTATTTTTTGTTGATTTCTTCTTTCACTTTTCTAATCCCCATGTTGATAACATCCGTTCTGCTTGTTTTTAACTTATCCGCACAATATTGCAAATCCTCTGCTTCTGCTTTTGTAAGTCTCAAATCAAGCCTAACATTTTTAGGATTATCAGTAAGTTTCTGTCCTTTTTTTAATGGAGACACATAATCACTTCCTCTCTTTTTGATTGCACGTGCAATCTTTATGCCTTAATAATACATGTACGTGCAAAGAAAGTCAATACTATTTTGAAATATTTTTCAAAAAAAGAAGCGCATCACTGCGCTCCCTCTTTTATACCCGCTTTGACTTATTATTCTATTTGTCTGCTCTTCCAGTAAAATATACTTCTGCATGATCGTATTTCCCATAGCAATCAAGCTGATCTGAAATAGTTTTCCCTGGTTTAATCTCACTGTCTGAATCTGTAATATATGTGCTGTTGTAATTTACCACATTATTACTACTGTCAAAAAATATTGCATACGCGCTTACAAAAAGCGCCGGATTTGTGCTGTTATTGGTCACGGATACAGTCACGTTTTCATCATTAAATGTCTGTTCAACGGATAAATCATTTACAACCGGTTTATAATATGGGTTTTCGTCATAATCTAAGGTATAATCCACCTTGTCAATTCCGGACACACTATCAAAATAGAAAACACCAATAGATGTTTCTCCTGCCCCCAATACATCAATGCTCATGTCGGCGGCTCCTATTGAATTCCCGCTTAAATCTTTGGCTGTAGCGTTTCCAGAAATTGCGACATCCGTGTTTGAATTATTTGTTACAATCAAAAAATCTAATGTGTCTCCTATTGTGTTTTCGTACAGATACTCTTTTACCAAAAAATCAGAATCAGAAACTTCTTCTCTTGTCGCTTCCTTGTTATCTACCGTACTAATAGAAGAAACTTTTTTATTTTGCTCGGTAGAATCAGCAACTGCATCGTTGTTTTCTCCGTTTCCGCCAAATATGGCAATCAACAGAATTACAACTATAACCACCGCAACAAACCACTTTGTTGCCCCACCCTGCTTTTTTCTGCAATTAGGGCAAATTTTTGCTTTAGCTGGAATCTCCGTCTGACAGTACTTGCATAATTTTGTTTCACTTTTTTCATTCATAGCTTTTCCTCCCACCACTTGTAATAAAATGATTCTACCACAAGCGGCGGTATTTGTCACTAGAAACTATATGCTTCTCTGCCCGTTCTATTAAAATATTCTCTTGCGTATTTTCTAGCACTTCTTCCTATCTGGTCTTGTGTCACACCAAATTCTTTTTCGAGGATTCCTTGCAATAACTGATTTTGCTGTTTAAGTAACGCAATTTCCTGCTGTGACGTACTGTATACAGCATCACGAATACCTGTGATCTCCTGCCCCCCAGCAACTGCTGTCTTTCCTCCAACTGTTCCAAGGATTTCCGGTACGCCGTTTTCTCCTGCCATAAACATGCTGTACTGTTTTGGAAAACCTCCTGCGGCGAACGTTGGGATTTTTCCAAGGTTAATATTGCCAGCTTGAATTATTTCTTTTCCACCAATATTTACAGAATCCCATGAAAAAGACAGTTTTGAATTAAGCCACGTTGCAAAATTATTCCATACCTGCTTAATTCCTGCAACAGCATTATCAAATGCCTGCTTCAATCCGTCAGAAATGCCGCTGAATGTCCATTTGTCTTTTGTAAAATACGGTTCGACATGATTTGTCCACCAAGAACCAATTCCAGATGTACTCCACCAGTTACTAAATTCGTCCCATTTTTCAGAAAGACCTTTTTTCATTCCGTCTCCCTGTTCATCCCATTTTTCTTTTGTAAACCAAGGTTTTACATGATTTTCCCACCAGTTATATATTCCTGTCTTTTGCCACCAATCAGAAAATTCATCCCATTTAGCAGATAATCCCTCTTTTATTCCATTTCCTACTTCCATCCACTTTTCTTTTGTGAACCACGGGAAAATATTCTCCTGAATGTAAGTTAAGGCTTCATTCCACTTTTCTTCTATTTTACCTTTTATTTCTCCTATTTCTGTCTGTATTGAAAGCTTTTTTTCTCCCCAATATTCTTTTACATCTTCCCACCATGAAGAAACATCCTCTAAAGTTGTTGTTAATTTATTGCGAACGGGTAGTTCTACATTCAATCCCCACCATTCTTTGACATTGTCTTTGAACTCGGAAATCTTCTCTTGTAAATTTGGAAGAACAACATTTGCATGTAAATCAACATCTTCCAATCCGTTCAGTTCTTTCCACTCATCTATCCATGTTTTTAAGCTAAATTCGCCATCAAATCCATTCTTTTTCTTCCATTTATCAAAAAATCCAGTAAGTTCAGTAGTGTTTGGAACATTTAAGCTTAATGGAACTTCTTCGTTATATTCATTAACTGCTTTCTGGAAATCATCTAATGATTTATAATCTTGCTTTTTAGGAATATTTTTCACAAAATCATCTAACTGTTTGCTCCATTCAGCCGTTTTATTGTGTAGTGCTCCTCCGCCAAAGATATCTATTCTTTCAAATGGATTTATAAAAAATTTCTTTATGCTATCCTGTATGTATTGTGTGATTCCACCTCTATTTAGCGATTCCATAAGCTCATGCTTATCTTTGTTCACGCTTTTCTTTCCAATCGTAAAAGAAAGCGTTGCCACTGTTACTGCAAGCGAAATAGGAATTGCATATGATAGCAATGATTTTACCGCTGTTTGACCAAAAGCGGCTGTGAATTTCGCTCCTATTAATTTCCCAATAGTCTCCTTGAGAAGTTTCCCTGTTAACAGTTTGCCTGCAAGTTTCAGAGCAAATGCTCCAAGAAGAATTTCAACTGTCTCAATATCAATGTTTGAAAGAAAATCTTTTACGCCTTTCCAAACATCAGACCACTTGATATTTTCTATCATGGTCTTAATCGTCTTGTAAACTCCCTGTACCCAAGTATTTATATCTTCTGCAAGTGCTTTAAAATCAAATGTTTTGAAGAATTTATTTATTCCCTCTGCCAGTGATTTTCCAAAGTTTGACCAGTCAAATGTCTGACCAAAGGAAAGTGTGGCATAAATCGCCGTATTCAGTGCCCCGGCAATCGTTTTTCCTACATTTCCAAACAGTCTTGGATTGATAAGACCATTAAGGAAATCTGCCAAGCCTTTACCGAAGTTTTTTGCCTTGGAATAAATCTTATCCCAGTTGATAGACTCCATAGCTTTTGATAAGGCATCACTGATGTATTTTCCAAGCTGTTTCAGATTTTTAATATCACTTTCGTAATTTTTAAAAATAGTATCTGTCTTGACAAGTTTACCGCCACTGGCACCGCCTGATGCGCCACCGCCGCCGGAACCGCCCGAACCTTTTTTACCAGAACCATCATTTGTTGTAATCAGTTTCAATTCATCAAACTGACGGACACCCTTATTCATTTTGTCAATGTTCTTTGCCGCCTGTCCGGTATTGTCAGCAACATCGCCTGCGCTCTCTGCCGCATCTGAAAAACTATCTGCAAGACCTGCACCGGAATCCTCATATTTCCATCCGAAGATTGCGCCTAAAGCGTTTGTAACCTTTGTAACAAAGCTGATAACAACCAGTAAAACGGAATTGAGTGCTTTTACGAATGGTTTGAAAGCATTGATTAATGCTCCACCAATAACACTGCCAAGCTGTTCGAACGACTGTTTTAAAATTCTGATCTGGTTCGCCCACGAATCAGCCGTACGCGCAAAGTCTCCCTGCGCTGTCTGCGTATTGGCAAGGACGTACTGATACCGGAGCATTGTCTTTTCAGCCTGTGACATAGACTCGATATCAGAATCTAATCCCTGTTTCATCGCCCACTCTTTAAGGGTTGCCTGTGTAAGATCAAGACCGTAATCTCTTAATGGACGTGTCTGTCCGGTAAATATTGCAGCTAAATCCTGCGACACAACATCCTGATCTATGTTATACAGAGATGCCATATCAGCAGTTAATTTTGTTAAATTCAAAGACACATCAGCCATGGAATCAGACAAACCAATATAGCCATCTGTCTGCTTATTCAAAAACTCATTGGCTTTCTTTATCAAACTGCTGTCAATTCCCATGGCTGTTCCCATTGCTTGGAATCGGCTTGCCGTCTGTTTCAGTGTCAGTTCTGACATACCGAACTGTCGTATAGAGTCCTGTGCAAAATCATTGACTTTCTTTGACATGTCCCCAAAAGTAGCATCAACAACGTTCTGAACCTCTGTTAATGCGGATGATATGTCGATTGCATTTTTTATTCCCCTGATCGCTCCGTACAGACCAAGATAAATCCCCATAGAGGACAAAATCTGTCTTGTGAATGACTTGAGTCCGATCAATGCTTTCCCTGTGGATGCCTTAAATCCAAGGAAAGAACCGGAAAGATTACTGATGCTGGTATTTAACCCAGAAATTGCGCCACCAGACCTGTTGGAAAGATTGCCGAGTGCCTGCGTCATCTGAATGATATTCGAAGATACATTTGGTGCTTTTGAAAGCGTCTCAAACAGGTATTTGAGATTGTCAGCAAGCAAAGGTATATTAGTCACCGCGCGACCGCTTGCAACGCTTCCAAGCCTTGATATGGACGTTACAAGATTACTCATGTTGGTCATATCAAAATTCAATGCACCTATCTTGTTCATCTGGCGTACAAAGTTTTGTAACTGCGCAGATAAAGCCGGCAGATTCTTTGTCGCCTGTGTAGATGCCTTGCCACCAATTTTTGACAGTGCCGACACCATGCTTGTGAGTCCGCTTGTATCAACAGCTTTAACACTTGCTATTCCAGATGCAAGATCTCTCACAGCAGAAGATATTCCGTGGATAGAATTTGCATCAACACCAGAAAATTTATTGAGTGCCCGCACCATTGATGTGATTTCCGAAGATTTACCACCTTTGAATCCGGTAGCCGCATCGGAAATGCTTCTGATTCCGCTTGCAATATTTGAAAGTTTTGCAGTGTCAAACGATATGCTTTCCCGGAGCCTATTCATGCTGTTTACAAGGCTTTCTATGGAATTACTTGCTTTTGCAGAGTCAGCTTTGATTTTTATTTGTAATTCATCAATGTCTGCCATATATGCACCAACTTTCTATGCAAAATAAAAAGACGGTAGGCTGTGACACCTTACCGTCCTTGATCTACTCTTTTAATTTTTCTCTTGTAACCGGTCCGCATTTCTTATCTACTGTAATTCCGACTTTTTTCTGGAATGTTCCAATACCGGTCGCCGTATCATTTCCAAGAATACCGTCCACATTACTGTTTCCCTTTTTATCTTTTTCATCCAGGCATCCGTGATAAATAAGCTCCGTCTGAAGCCATCTCACATCATCCCCTCTCATGCAAGGGAATTTTTTCTTTAAAATCCTTGCAGGTTCCGGGTATGGGTTTAAATGATCTTTTACATTTTTTCTAGGGTTTCCGCTTGTCACAATCGCTGTATGACCTTTTGTTTTTGTGACAAGAACATCTCCATTGTAAAGAACCATTCCTGCCGCATAACCTCCAATGTCATCAAACATGCCACTAGAAAGAAGTACAGATTTTTCATTTGCTGTGGTGAAATTTCCAACATCTTTTCCAGTTGCATGAATAATGCATGCACGTACCGTTGTGCCGCAATCTGCTTCTGTTTTTACTTTTGAATTAATACCATATTTGACAATTCCAAGCCGGTGTCCCTGACAGTAGCCAATATTATCATTATTGCACGCTGTAATCATTGATTCTGCCAGTTTATCCGCCATATCTTTTGTTTTTGGTCTTAACACATACCATCCTTTTTTATGAACATAAAAGTTTTGCATACTTACTTCTGTTCCGGTCTGATCTCCCGGTCTCCCACCGGTCAATTTTCCATTTTCATCATGTCTTGCAGATCCAATTCTCATATTTATACCTCCAAGTTCTTTTCTGGTTTTGGGTGGCTCAACTCATAGTTTGACTGCATGACTTTAAGTTTTGCCACAAATAGCTCTCTCTGTTTCTTTATTTCTTCTTCCGTCATTTCTGAATCATCTTTCCCTTGTTGCTCATTGATTGGTTTTTTAATATACTTTGATTTTGCTTTTCGTCCGGCAAGGCAATGTTCTACTGCCACCGATACCGCAGACAATCCGTATGTTCCAAACCACATCCACATCTCATTGTCTCTTTGCTTTTTATCTAAGTTGTAAGCATCCGCATAAGGCTGTAAATCAGCCGGGCAGGACGTGTCTATGTCACGCACGGTAAATCCATACCCTTTTGTAACTAAAAGCCAGAATGGGCGGATTTCCGCACAATATGTTCCCCATGTAAGTTCTCTCTGTTCTTCTACTTTTTCCTCGGAGTTTTCTTCTCCGCTTCTTTCTGATCTGCTTTGAGCAGTTTTGATAAAAAACCGTTTTCAAGCAGCTCCGCTAAAAGTGCATTGTAAAGTACCTGAACATCTGCATCTTCTCCGTCAAAGTAATCATCCAGCATGGCATATACTTTTCCAAGCTGCTGTTCCTTTTCTCCCTCATTGTCCGGATTGTATCCAAGTTCCTCTTTGTGAAACTTCTGCGCGCCTACAAGGATTAACTCTGGAAGAAATAAAAGGATTTCGTCAACCGCTTCGATATCTTCCATCTGGTCTAATTTTGCTACTTTCTTGATAATTCCGCTTTTCACGGTTGCTTCATATCCAAACTTGATCTGTAATTCTTTCTCGCCAAATTTTAATTTTGTCATTTTCTTTCCCTTTCTCCCTCTCATATAGGGAAAGGGCAGTCCGAAGACCGCCCTGTTCTTTTAAATTGTTTCTTCAAGCTCTGGCTCGGTTGTCTGGTTATCGTCAGCCGATCCAACCGAACTATTCGACTGACGTGTTATTCCCCCGGTGTAAAAGCTACAGCGGTGTCCATGCCCTTGTATTCTTCAATGGTAAGATTCATTTCAACCGTCAAAAGTTCGTTCTGACCAATCTCCGGCTGTGGAATCTGCTCTGGCGGCTGAGCCACAACAAAAAACGCGTCGGTAAATCCCGGGATAATAGTTTCAAACCACATTCTTTTCCCGCCGGAAAGCGCCTTATACGCCGTGATAAGTGCTTCCCACTCTTCCTTTGTGGCATCCGTAAGGTTTACCGTGATAGGGAAAGATCCACCGGTATCTGCGCGACCCTTTACATATCTGGTAATAGCATCTTCTAATGCAGATGCGTCAATCTGTTCCGGCTCAATGTTGATACCGCCGATTGCGTTAATTCTTGTAAGCTGTTTAAACGATGTAGGCTTTGTTCCGGCTGTGGTTTCTGTTCCATAGCCAAACGTAATGCCTAACGTAGACAATCCTGCTTCTGCCATTTTTACCTCTCTTTCTACCGCCAAATAATGCGGTTATCGGGCGCATCTTTTTGCACCCGGTGCATAAAAAATAGAGCCTTTCGGCTCTTTTACATCAATCTGTCGTTGGCTCCGATTATCCGCCGGAACCTTGCAACGCTTCTAAATTTTTTCTCACTGTCATTTTTAAACTCCGGCATTGCTGTGATTTGAAATCGCATCTGTTTAAAGGCATCAGCTAAAATAGCCATAATCCCTTTTGCATCGCTCTGCTTTGTGTTTGTAATGACGTCAACCTGTATTGTTTCCTGCACCGCATTTACGGATGTGCCCTCTAAATCTGCCCCACGTTCAAGCCCCGGCATCTCGTGAATGTAAATGGTCGGGAAAACAGGGTCTTTATCAAGGTTCTTTTCAACCGTTGTAAATGCAGTGTCAAAATTCATGCTTTTGTATTTTTTCTTGAGTTTTGGTTTGGCTATCGTTGCAACATTGGAGAAAATGTTTATTTCAAGGTCAAATACCCACTGGTTTCCTGCCATTATCCAAACACCTCCTTCGCTGTCTGTGTAACAATCTGCCGCAACTCATTCGCGGTCAGATACATGAATGGTCGGCTTGGCATTCCCTCTGTAAACCACCAATCGCCATTGTCGTCCTGATAAAACCATCCATATCTTCCATCTGAAATCTGATGTATAGTTTTTCCACTTGCGTACTGCCACGAAACACCCTCCGGCAGTTTCCCATGATAAGGACTTTGCTGTCCCACAATTCCGGTTCCAAACTCAACAAATGCGGCATGGTCTGTACCGGCTATTACCGCCCATATCCCGCCGCCCTTAGTGCTTCCTTCGTATTCCACGTGAACACTTGAAATCAGTTCCGATGTGAATATTGCGTCAAGGTCAGCAATTTGCACTCTGGCAATCTCTACGCCCTTTTCCGCGAGTTTTTCTGCCAATAGCTGACATTTATATGTTAAGCTGTTTTGATAGGCTCTAAGCTCTTGTATTGCATTCTGAATAGACTTTTCAGACAGGCTCATTGTGATTACTTTCTTCCCCATGCCGCACCTACTTCACATTTTTTTGCAATAAGAACAAATCAACCGTCAATCCCTCGTCTGCAACACCTTTTACGATGTAATCAGCCGAATTTTCGTCAACGATTGTATTCTCTTCATCTTTGTACCTTACATCTGACCGTTTCCATACCAAAGAACCGACGTTCAATGGAAGTTTCCCTTTGTCCTCGACAATTTGAACAAAGTTTGTGGAATTGTCAACGCCAAACTCTTTTATAAGTGCTTCACTCAACTTATTGCTGATTGAAGAATAAAAAACCACAGGCTTCTCATAACCTGTGGTATACTCTCCGGTTGTTTTCGGTATTTTGTTTCCATCTTTATCGAGGTAATAAATTACATTTCCATCAGAGTCGGTATATGACGAATATTCGATGTTTCCATCCTCGTCCGTCACATACACCGGAACCTTTCCGCTCTGTAGCGAATAATTCATTTTTTGCTTGTTAATTTCAAGCATTTCACTTCACATCCTTGCCGAACCGCGTCCACAGTTCAGAAAGCTTTTCCCAGCCATACATCGCGACAAACGCAACAATAAATCCTGCAATAATAGCTGCCAAAATCATATACCATAAAATTGATGTCTGGATGTACTGCATGTATGCCACAAACGCAGCGACCGTGATACCGATGGAAAGAACAAATACCAAGATGTCCGTCGGAACCTTAGAAAATACGCCTACACCTTTGATTACCTGTGTTACCACAGACACAACAAATGCCAGCGTACCAATAATCGCCAGAATAATTGTCATGTTAGCAATTACCGACTGTATAATATCCATGATTAAACCTCCTTTTCATCATTAAGACGGGTTTCTATTCCGTCAATTCTGTGATGAGCCGATTTCACACTTTCCTCCACCTTTATGATCCTGTTGTCATGAGAATTGATTTCTTTTCGCATCTCTGAAACTTCATTTTTGATCTCGGTCGTGTTGTTTGAAATGGCATCCAACTTCATGTTAATGCGTGTGTTCTCCCTCACGCGTTCTTCAAGATCCGTGTTGTCTGTCCTTTTGTTGCTCTTCAAGCCCATAAAGACGGAAAAACCAAGCGACAGCACGCTTATAATGATTGCTGTTGATATTTCAATCGTCAAATCATATACCGCCTTTCATTTTTATGGCACACCGCCCACCACCGCTCAATGTGTGACGCCTGCTACGTTTTGCCGACGTCGGCAAAACGTAACGCACAATCTTCTAACCAGATGGAATCCCATACGGTTATAATGCTTTTACAAACGGAAATACTCCAACAAACAAGCTTTCCCTGTCTTTCCAGCTACGGCTTACGCCGTTTTCTGAATAACTTGCCATATAGGCTTCTCCTGCCTGTGAATGGTCGTACAAGGCTAAATTGACGATTACATCCTCAAACTGTTTCAAGTCTTCGGATATTTTTTCATCCGTGTAGCTTTCCGGGTAATTCCGCTTGCTTACCACTTCATTTCTTGCCTGCTTGATAAGCTGTTCGATGTAAGGATTATCTTCTTTCTGGTCGAACACGACAACATCAGAAGTAACACCATCTTCATCCGTAACGGTTTCAATATGAAATTGTTTCAGTCTGATTTTGACCTGCTCTAATGTTGTATATTCGTCCATTCTTCCCTACCTATAATCCGAACTGCTCGATCAAAATGCGTTTCAGTTCCGCTCCACTGATTTCTTCTGCACCCTCGATCCCATGTTCAGCGGCAAGTGCCTGTAAATCAGCAGTGCTCATTCTGTTAATCTCTGTCTTGGTGTACCCTCCGGAAGATTTCTCTCCCAGAACAATGTCCGGGATTTCATCTCCTGCTTTGTACCATTTTCCATTGCGCTTTACCGTGTATTCAGCAATCATACCGCACCTCCTACGCAACTTTCATGACAACAACGCTGTCCATGCCCTCAAAAGTAGGCAATCCGATCATTGACACAACGCAATGAGTGTTGATCGGATGATTTGTTGCGTATGTATACACCGAAATACCGGTTTCTACAATAGAAAGGTTTCCGTCTGTTAAACTTCCGCTTCTCTCTTCCGGTGTCTTTCCAAAGACATAATCTCCAAGGTACACGCCGGATGCCTGCGCTGAAATAACTCCTGTAGGAATAAAATATTTGGTGGCACCGTCTGCCGGGTCGATGTAAAGTTTGTCGTAAACTTCAATCTCGATGCCGTATCCTCTAAGATACTCTGTAACCTGCCCCTGCTGTAAACGAATACCTCCATTGTAAGCAGTAATTCCAAGCACCTGTTTCTTTGTGTCTTCTGCCTTAAGAACCATCTCCCACGTTTCTGTATTCATGCTAAAACGTGCAAGGGAATATCCGGTTTTCTTTGCAAACTCACGTTTAATCTCGATAAGGTCATCAAGTGGCGTTGCTGTTTCGGATGCAGACCATTTATCGGTATCGCTTCCAGAAATATCTTTGTAATGGTCTCTCTTGTGCGATACTCCATTATCGGAAGTATAATCAACATAGTAGCTCTTGCCACCAATTGTTACCTGTACTCTTGGAATACCATCAGATGGTGCTAATAACTGCCAAATCTGGCGTTCCGGCACTACTCTTGCTCCTTCAATAAGCATCATCGGTTTTTTGCTGATTTCTCTAAGCACCTGGTTTGCCATGTTGGAATTTTCTGCCGACTGGTAATTTGCATACTCCTGCTCTTCACGCTCTGTTACCATGTAAGATTCACGGTAGAACGGCATCTCGTTCTGAATATCCGAAAATCCACCGACATCTCTTAACTCTGCCTGCGCATCAAAATTGGATGCCTTTAAGGATACCGGAAGACCGTTTTTCCCTTTGATAAATCTAAGTTCAAGGCTGTCCTGTTTTCTGGTTCCAAATTTCTGTCTACCTAAGTAAGGTGCAGAACCAAGCGTTTTTTCATAATTATTCCACATAACCCCAAGACTTCTTGCGGTAAATGCTTCTGCTAATGGTAATGCCATTCTCTAATACCTCCATTTTTTAATCAAAAAAAGTAACACGCGGTGTTGCTGCTTTTGCAGTTGCTTCCACGGTCACTCCGTTCGCTGTTACCTTTGCGCTGTCAATAGAACCCTGATATACATAAGTTCCAGGCGCATCTCCCATTGTTACGTCAACATCTTCCAGAAGATACCCTTTGCAAGATTCGTCATTGCTTGGGAACGGTGTCCCTGCCTTTGAAATCTTCTTTCCGTTTGCATCGGCACTTGACACCATTGTCTGCGGAACGATACACGCCGCACCCTCATAAGGAAAGAATTTTAAAATTCCTTTACTCTGTGTAAAGTCTCTTTCAATCGGTTTTCCCATAATTTACCTCCTATAAAACATAATGGTCTTTGGCTTCTACATTTTTTGCCGGTTCGCCAAAGCTGATACTTTCGGCATTTTCAACATCTGCCGTTTTTTTATTCTCTCCACCTGCAGTACCGCCGCCCGGATTTTCAGAATTATTTGCAATCTCCTGTTCCTTTGCCTGCGCTGCTGCGGTTTCCTTTTCGGATGTAATCTTTCCAAGAGCGTCATAATCAAGGCTTCCATCATCTTTGACGACCGTTTTTGCCTGCTCTGCATTGATTTTTAACTTTTCCATCAATGCTTCGCGCTGGTCTCTGATGGCGTTTTTCTTCTGCATATCTGCAATCTGCTGATTTGCTGTCTCTAACGCCTTGTTTGCTTTTTCAAGTTCCGTGAGGTTTCCTGCTTCCATTTCATCCAGCTTTTTCTGCAGCTCATCTGCGCTGTCTGCCTTTGCCTTAAGCTCTGCTGCTTTTGCCTGTTCTCGCTGTACGGCACTGCCGTAATCAGCAATGATTTTTTCAACATTTTCCTCACTGATACCCATTGCAATTAACTCTTCTCTTTTCATTGATTACCTCCGATATGTCTTTACGAATTTTTGCGGTGCAACGACACCGAATGACACTGTTGATTTTTACGCTCACAACTTTGCGAATTTTTATAAAATAAAAACAGCCACCGATTACTCGGTAGCTGTCTTATTTTGCTGTTTATTTAATTGGTTTACAATTTCCTGTGCTTTTTGTTCCTGCTCTTCTGCATTATCAATTGTTTTCCACAACGCATCTATATATGGCTTAGACAAGAGGAATGTCTTTTCAGCATCTCCCCAAAGCCCCACCGTTTTAATGGCAATAAGAGGATGTATGCCGCACTCTAAAAGCTGATATAGTGTTTGCGACTTTGTGTACATATTGTCTTGCGGGCTATGATTGATTTGCACATCAAAATCCCTCATTGACAATTTCAAATCATTGTCCTTAACGCGTATTACATTTAAGACAACTTTTGCAAGTCTCTTCTCTGCCGATTTCACAATTGGGTCTTTTAATTTTGCTCTTGTCTTTGAAAAATCCCATCCAGCCCTTAATGATACTGCTCCTTGTGTATCTCCTCCAGAGTTTTGGGACTCTCTGTTTGGTATTGCTAATATTGCCAAGGCATTGTCCCACAAATCATCTTTTGCCACCTGACACTGGCTCTGATTTAGTTCCTGCGTCATAATCTCAACATCGGCTTTGTTATCCTTGTTATTGGACTTTACCGTCAAAGCATGGCTCATTTTCATCTCTTCAAACGTTTTTGGGTCGATTTCACAGTTCACAAACTTAACCCAGTACTGAACAAACTGCTCAATTCCATCCATTCTGTTTGACTGCATATTGTTTATGGCATCCAAAATACCTATGACAAGCTCAATATCAGAAATTCTCTCATGATTATTTGGAAACTCAACAATAGGTATACTTCCAAATGCGTGCAATTTCCATTCAGAAACTACTCCATTTTGAATTTTGCATGAATAATTGTCTGTATAGCACAGTTTGTACCATCTTCCATCTTCGTCCTTAAGCTCCTGTACGGCAATCACCGGTTCTTCCGTACTCCGATTATAAATAACACAAGTATTCATCGGAGTAGGGGCAACAATCTGAAATGGTATTTCTCCATTTGAAAATCTCACAGCCTTAAAAGATGTTCCAGTTGCTGACTGCCACTCTCCTGCTTTAATGTCTTTTTCCTGTTTATTCGCATCCACAAGATAGTCGTTCAGCGCATCCACTGCCTTGTTAATCGTATCATCATCTTTTCGACTGATAAACTGGATTGGCTCACCGTATGTTTGACCTACTTTGAACTGAACAATCTCATACGAATGATTTTCTACTATTTTGTTTGTAATATCAGCATTTTGCACCTTTACACGGTATAAAACAGGCTGGTCACCTTTGTAATATCGCCAAAGATATTCTATGATGGTTTTGTTGTAATAAAAATTTCCGATGCAGTCTCCCACCACCTTGACAATATTGTTTGCTGTGATGGTTTCAACATCAGTATATAAAATTTTTCGCCCATAACATCCCTTAACAATGTCTTGGAGAGATTTATTATTCATAATTGGCTCCTAAATAAACGTCATCCCACTGGATGTTGACCGGATTGGAAGAGATTTTAATTCCGTCTTCTCATTCTCCGGATAAAATACCACTTTTTTGTGACATTTCCTACATTCCACAGAAATGTTCATTGTTGAACGCCCATCGTGCGTGGCAACTTTTCTTCCACACCGCGGGCAATATATTTTTTTTGGTGTATATCCCATAAAATCCTCTTTTCTTTGCAAAAGAAAAAGCACCGGAGATTTCTCTACGATGCTTTTATAAATTGGGGGAGGTGAAGTATTCAACTTTTGTTGCTTTCTTCGATTATAACTATATCAGAAAAAAAACGGACATATCGGACAACTTTACTCTTTCATAAATCTATCGAACGCTTTTCTAACGCTGTCTTCTGTGTTATTGCCTCCTATTTGGTCGGCAACCTTATTCCAAGATTGATTTTCTAAAAATCTAAGGTTAATTATTCTTCTAATTCTGCTATCTTTTATATTTGCAATAAACTCTTCTACTTCATTTGTTTTTTCAAGAAGTTCGTTTTCCAAAATTTCGAGGGTGGTTTTTCTGGAATATAACAAGGTTTTTTTGTGCCTATATTCTGGCAATGGTATTCCTTCTATTTTAAAATGTTGGTTTCCACCATTTCCGCCAGAAACGCTATCAATAACCGTTCCTTCCTGCTCAATTTTTTCTATGTATTTTTCAAGCTTTTCAATTTTATTCCTTACTTCTTTTACTTCTTCTCTTAAATCTAAGTATTGATTTAAAATATCTTTGTTTACCATATCAATACCTCCTAAACGGATTCACTGCTGCTTCTACTTTTGCTACATTCCTTCCATTTGTCACTCTAAGCGCAAAGTTTGAAAATACATCCGGCACATCATCCAACTGCTTTTTACCGGACACTGAATATCTCTTGAGAAGAGACATCATTACTCCATATGGCTCATTTGGCTTATATAATGATTGGTCTTTAAATATAACGTGCTGCAATATCCAGTTAGAGCACTGGAAAATCCTTGCTTCCTTGTTTGTCTCCGTCGGTGTGTCAGTAATGTTACATATCCATCCTTTTTTTTCGACACGCTTGTTTACTTCCATCGCGACACGGTCTCCGCCGGCGTTTCTCTCAAATTCACATTCCTGCACTTTGTTGTTTGTCAAAACATTTGCTGCATTTTCATACTGCATCTCATAATCTGCCGTGTTATCGCAAACACAATCAACGCAGTAATAGTCTTCTCCGTATTTTTGCAATACCGGCAAAACAAAGTAATCCGTTCCTTTTCCCTTTGTATCGCATTGACCGGTTACAATCTCTGCCTCTCCATGTGGCAAGTTAAGATACCGGCGTATTTTATCTTCCGGAAACAGCAATCCCTCTCGCTCAATCGGTTCCTGTTTGTAGAGACAACGATATGATATGTCGTCCATCAATAATTGCTGGTCTTCAAAAAATTCTTTTGTAAAACCGGAAAACTCATATTCAAAGTTACTTTCTCCGGTAACTGGGTCTACATCCGGAACTGCAATAACCTTTACTCTTGGATTTCCCTCGTACATATTTTGGATGCGCCCTATGACGTCGTGTACGCTCCATCTTGTGGCAATATGTATTTCCTTGCAGTTTTTACCGTCCGTGTCCTGTATCTTTCTCTGGCGGGCATCTACGGCATATTTATCCCACAATTTATCAAGGATAATGGGATTCATTGCTTCTTCAATTCCGCCTATCATATCGTCAACCAGTAAGAACTTAGAAGCCCTTACTTTACCTGCATTCTTACTACCAACAGACGTACATTGTACGGATGGAAACGATTTGTACTTCCCGACATTAAACTGCTCCATCTTCGCATTTGTGCTCGTCACGGAAAGATTTGGAAAAATTTCATTCCATGTATATTCTTCCGTATTTGTAACGATATCGTACACGCCGTCGTAATACATTCTGGTAATGTCTCCGCTGTGCGAATAAAAAAGGCTGAAATCTCTAGGGAACCATCCGGCAACAAGCGCGTGAAACATTTTTTCAACCGTTGTTTTACCCGCACCTGGGACAAGTGATACGCACAGGATGTCATATCTATCATCAATCATGCCTTGCAGCGCATCTATAAGTCCGATTTTTAAGAATTGCTTTCTTCTTGGCATGTAAAACCGCTCTTTAGGCTCTCTTTTCTTTTCCAAATACTGGAAAGCACTATCTACAACTTTGTTTTGCGCTTCCAAAAGCAAAATTCCGTAATATTTGTCCAGAATTTCATAAGATACCTTGTTTTGGAATGAATATTTCTCTAAATCCCATGGTGTGCCGCCGGTGGATTGAAAAATAAACTGTTCTTCCAGTTGTTTCGCTCTTGCAGAAACGTTTAATCCATACTCAACATCCTTTTCTGTCAGAATGGCTACCCTTGCCGCTTCTACCATGGCATCCATGACCTGTTCATCAACGCCATGCACCTGTATGTAATTTTCATATCCATTTACTGTGGAAATTAGGCTTGAACTTGCCAAAAGAAAAGCACCTCCGCAAAAAAGCAGAAGTGCCTTAAGACCTCTGCCAATAATTTTTGTTGGTTAGCGACTAACTCCATTTGTTAGCCGGTAATATATTTATTCGCATTCTGAAAGTCTGTCTTCTACAAATTGTTCTAATACGCTAAAGCCTTTTGGCTTTTCAATTCCTTTTCTTGCAAGTTCTGCAACTATTGTTTCCATTTCTTCTTTTACTCCTTGATAAGCAATTTTCATTCCGGATTTCATTTCGTCCATTTGTTTTCCTTTCCGCTGATAATCAGCAATCGTTTATTTTAATTCGTCTGCTGTAACTATATGCAAAATTCCATAATTTCCTTTATCAAAACTGTCTCTTGCACTTTCGTGACATCTTGTGCGTAGTACATTTAATGCACTTTTAATATTGCTATTGCAAATAGCCTTAGCAATGTCAGAAAATGGTTGTGGGTTGTCTAGTCTTGAATTAGCTTCTGCTATAGAGCAATGCTTATATTGTATTATTGCGTCCATCGCCCAATCTCTTGTGAGATTAACGCCTAAAAATCTATCTGTAACTGCATTCCATATAGCATACAGATTGTCTACATCATCTTGCAATGCAACTATTAACATAATCTCACTCCTTGTTTAATTCATCCGCATATCTTGTCATTTCAATCTGTGTTCCATTTTCGTCCCTTGTGCCGACAGTTACCTGCTAGTTGGTAGCTATCCAACCACATGGGGAAGAGAGGAATTGAACCTCCAGTGTTTACCACTTGGGAACTGATTTACAGTCAGCCGCAACACCGCCAATCGTTGCCGCTTCCCCAAAATGCTCGGACACCTCACTCCATATCTCTGTACGCGACCGCGCTACGCATACAGTATCAGATCAGCTCGGCACCATCAGAACGGAAGGATTTGAACCTGCGACCGCTCGGATATAAGCCGAGTGCTCTGCCAACTGAACTACGTTCCGCTACGGCATATTAAAATGCCGCAATGTAGGATTTTTATCTTGTAAGCAACTCTTACAAGTTGCCAGTAATTTAAAATTTTGTTTAGCTATACTGGATGCTCCGATTTCTCACTCTGGTGCTCTGCGTCGCTATCCAGATTGAGTAAATCTCCGGTGCTGTCCGGTTCCTTTGATTTTGTTATATGTATTCTTTCCTCTGCACAAATGATAGGCAGCTGAAAGCAAATACCAAATATTGGACTATAAAACATTCTGTTACCTCCACATCAGAAACATGTTCAGCAACAGTAACATCACAAGTACCCATAATGCAATTGCTGTTTCTTTGTCTTTGGATTCTCTGCCAGATACAAATAGTATCAGCATAAAAATAACATCCAGCGTCGATATAATCGTTTTAATAATTACCATGGTTGTTTTCCTCTCACAAGTTTCTTTAGCAGGATTCGAACCTGCGAATACTGGAATCAAAATCCAGTGCCTTACCGCTTGGCGATAGCGCTATATTAACACTACTTTTCCGGCATGTAATAGACCATGTTATCAAATACAGTTATTCCCATACAAGGATCATTCATCTCAACGCATCTGATCGATATGTTTTTAGATACTGCAAACATTTCGGCCACCTGTTGTTTATCCATGTTTGTGCTAATAACTTGAAAAGCCGAAAATGCCTTGTGCATATCAGAGAATACTTCTTTTTCTCTACCTAAATTTGCATACGTCCCAATGGTAAACGTTTTTCCATCAACCATAGCAGTTATCATTCCATGATTTGCTGTGAATACCGCTCGGTCAAAATCAAGCGAAACGTCTTTGCTTTGTGATACTACTCTCATACTTTTCCATCCAATCTCTTTTTGTTTTTGAGGATATTTAAAGGACTTAGTAGTGCTGATTTTCTCAACCTATCAAACCCCCTCCCCCCTCCATGCAGAATCATGCTTTGAACATTGATAAATTGTTTGAATTGTTCGTTCAATTCCATTCGTATTTTACAACTATTCGCAAAACCCTTGTTTTGCGTAATGTATCAACGATTTAATGCGCCTTAAGACCATTAAACACTGGGCTTTAAATTGTTTGAATTGTCTATTGCGTTTTTCTCGCTTTTTTCAACCAGAATTGTCGGAGTTGTTCGGCAATCCTATACAATTATTAGCCCCAAGATGTGGCAGTTCTTCGGCTGTCAACGCTCTTGCTCTGGATCCCTGATCTCTAACGCCCGGCATATTGAAACCGCAATACTTGTTGAGTGATGGCATGTAGTTCATGGGATTTCCTTTGCCGGAAACTTGTAAACCTACCAAACTTTCCTCACGCATTTCGTCAAGTTTTTTGCAAATGTCGGAGCCTGATGAGCCTAGCTGCACGCCATTAACCCACCCATTTAACGTATCTCTATGTATTCCGGTAAAGAATGTAAACCCAACAATATTCACTACTTTCTCGTAGTCATTACACAGGTCTATATATATATCTAATACCTCGTTAACCTTATCTGTATCATAGGCATTATTAATATTATTATCATCCTTTAAGTACTTTGGATTAACTTTAAACACATGTTCATAAATATATTTACAGCAGTTATACCATCTATTCTGCGATATTTTGCATAAATCCTCTATATTCCTCTCTTCCATCCAGAGATTTATATACATGTCAATGTCATCTTTAAAAACATCAACTGTATTATTTACTTCCTGCATTTCAACTGCTGACATGTTATATATCTCCTCTCTCCAGTACTGGAATACTTAAAATAAAAAATGCAACTGATACAATCAGATCACAATGATCTGATTGTACCGGCTGCATGAAGTCCGTTTTTTTCGGGACCTCGACGGATCAGCTCCGCCCGTTGCCCGAATGCTTTTTAATTTAATAAAACAATATCATTCTATCATTTTCTTGTCAAGATATATTTTAAAATTAAATTTTAAGCCTGTATATTATATATATTATTTATATAAATATACTGCCTTATTTATAATATATATTTTTATATTACAAGAGAGAATATAATCTTTCTCTAACTCTAGTGTCTATATCTACGTTGCAAAAATGTTGCAATTTGTTGCAGAGGTGTTGCATTGCAACAAAACTAATACTATTCTATCATTTTTGTCCTGTCCGTAATAAAATTATCACTCTTGAAATTTTGTGAAAATTTAACAAAGATTTTCTACGTTTTAAACAAAAAAAGACAGCTATATTTCAAGCTGTCAAATTATCAATACTCATTTCAATTATTCAATTTCAAACCCTACCAGCTCCCACTGATCCGGTTCTCCGTCCTCATCGTAAGATACAGGATCGTTAATTTCTTTAACTCTAAAACTCGGTGTATCTTCATCCAGCGCCGCGCCTGTACTGTCACATTTCCATGCTTCCATCGTCTCGCCGTTGCTTGTGTCGTGATCTACTGCGATCATTCCTAACTCTTCAACCTTGAAAATTTCTACTGCAAAATGTCCTTCCATCTGTCCTAACTCTTTTAAAATCTTTAACATAGCTTTTTCCTCTTTTCTTTCTTCTCTGGATGTGCTATATTCAAATAGCACACATTTCACTTGGTATGGTTTTTGTGTGTCGGGCTGGATTTTCTCCAGCCCTTTCTTTTAATTGTCTTCAATTCCTTTTTGAGTATCATCAATCAGCTGATCGACCATCTTTTCCGCTTTTTCATAATCCTTAGACTTCAAAACTTCTTTGAGGTCTTTCAGATCCTGCAAAAGTCTTCTTAAGTAACTTTTAAATACACTCATATCTTCGCTCATTTTTCTCCTTTCTGGCTTTCGCCTATTGCCTTTCGACAATATTATAATAGCATATATTTATCACTATGTAAAGTGATATTTTAATAAATTTTTTGTTTCTGTTTCAAATCTTCCTGTGTCTCTTCATATATAAATATGTCTTTAGGCTGCATATCAAGAATTAAGCAAAGACTATTTAATGATTTAGCACTTATATTCGTATCTTCGTTCTTTATCTTTTTAAGTGTCTCTTGACTAAGCAATCCTGTTGTTTTTGCCTTATACATATTAAATCCGGCGCGCTCTAACGCATCCCCTACATTAAATTTATATTTAATCATACTTTCTTATTCCTTTCTAAATCATTTTTATAAATCTACTATATAATAGATAATTCCCAAAGTCAATTAAAAATATTACCAAAAAAAGTGATAGAAAGTATTGACTATCACTTTATAAAGTGATATTATAATATCAACAGGAATACAAAGAACGGAGGTAAGCAAGATGACTGATAAAAAAATAAAGGATTTTACAAAAGGAATTGAAGAAATTGCGAAACTTCATCCAGCAGACCAAGAAAAAGTTTTTCAAATGGTTGCCGATCAAAACGGCACCGCTGCTGCTGGATACGTTGAAAAGAAAGTAAATGATTATGAAACAGCAAAAGAAATGTTTAAAAAATTCTTTAAATAACGGGAGGCATGAACATGAGACGTTCAAGGCGATGTATTTGAAATCTGCATAGCATAGCCGAAACGCTCCGATCTGGAGCGTCAGCCGCGGGATGGTCGCCGTGGCTCTGATGATGGCAGACCAGAAAGGGAAAATATGACAGTTTTAGAAATTAGATATCAAAACGCAGTAGAAAAAATCGGAGGCGCCGCAGGGCTTTTAAATCTCCCGGAGCAGGTAAAAAATGTTTTGAAAAACACAACAGATTTAAAAGTTAAAGTAAAAATTTTAGAAGAAATTGCAAAAATTGTTTAAGTCGAAACCGCCCGCGCGGCGGTCTGGCGTAGGGTTGCAACCTTGCCACTGATGAGACAAGCACACATAAAGGAGGTTTTCACATGATTATTAAAGCAAGTGATATAAAAATAGGCACACAATTAGCAGAGTCAGACGGCTTTCTGTTTGATGTTGTAGAAATCGTCAAAGAGACAGAAAAAACAATAACGGTTCGTCTCTGCTCCGACTTTTCGAGTTTTCCGGCACACTGGAGGACAAAGAAAGACGGGACGCCGGGCGGAGTTATTAAGACCTTTAGAAAATCAACTAAATTGTACGGCGCTAATTAGTCGAAACGGTGGAAGTTCCACCGTCTGCAGGAACTGCCCCACCTGCACTGATGAGACAGGGCACATGATGAAAGGATGGTTGATATTATGAAGATTTTACTTGAAAAATTGGAAAAGTTGGAACAACTTGAAAAAGCCGCAGATGAAGCAGAGGCAAAATATACAGAAGAGCCAGAAAACGCAGAGCTTGAAAGTGCCTTTGATGAGGCATACAAGGCAGAATTTGACGCATATATCAACGCTGCAAAGTATATCGAATATATGACAGGCGGAGCGGTTGATTTTATGAAAGCAAAGGAATTAATACAGACAAAACGTGCGGAGCTTTTACAGCTCTTAGCACTCTAGGCAAGCGGCGGCGTTTACCGGGGTTCGACTCCCCGGCTTGCCTTTACCCGGAAGGGAATTTTATTTTTTAGGAGGATTTACAAATGACTTATCCGAACGGAGCACAGACAGTTTTTCAAATCATATGCAGGGGAAGCGTTTACAGTGTAGACGATGGATTTTTTAGGAACGATGGAATAGGGACAGACTTTGAAACGTTTGACGATGCTTGGGAAGTTTTCAAAACGCTTCCCGAATGGGAACAGAATGCTGCGGAAATAGAGGAATTTTAAGCCGGAATCATCCCGGCTTTTTCCAGTGTCCGGATATATTGCAACTTGACAAGATATACGCCCGGTCATATAATGCGCTTAAGTAAACACGTATAAGCCATTTTAAGGCTTGCGCAAGGCTATGCAGTGCTTTTATATATTTACAACGCGAAACGTCTGTAAATCGTTTTTACGACGTTGCAAGCCTGTAAACACTGTGTTCATCTTGCCGCGTTGGCATCCGGCAGCATGTCAGACAATGCCGGCCTGCTGATCACAGCGATGTGCACTATCCCGGCAGCCCGCCGGGGTGTGAAAATTCTGATTTCTGATCTCAAAATCGAGCCGTTTTCCAAGAAGAAAAAATTCAAAAGTTGAAAAATGAGATTCCAACTGCGAAAAGACAATATGCACAGTAAATTATTATGCGTCATTTCACAACTTGTGAAATTTGACTAATTCGCTCTCTTCTCTTCCTCTGACTCTCAGTCTGTTTCTGTTTTTTCTTTGATTTTGTTGTTCTTGTTCCCATTCGAAAATTCCTCATTCACTTTCTGGTTGCGTGATTTGTAATTTACAATCTTTACATCTGTGTTCAATTCATCCGGCATCTTCCCGACGATCAACACTGTATGCGGTTGCAGCCTGTCTGTCATTACTTTGAATCCCTCGCAAAACTCAATCCGAGCTGCCTTTGCCCGCACTCTTCCATTTGTGCATACAGCAATCACACCACCCTTACTGTACCCGGCAAAACAAAGATCATAATTGTCTTTGTCCGGGATGCCTACGGACGGTATAACACGGATCCCGTTCAGCAGCATATAATGTGCAAGCGCATGGTTCCGGTACACGTTATATAGATTCAAAGCAAACGGCATACCACAATCGCCTGTAGCAATACTAAAATCCGGCATACAGACCGAATGGAAACACTTCAAGTGTTCCATGTATTTATCCGGGTTATTCCACAGTCTTTGAAACTTTGAATCGTCAATATAAAAATTCACATTTAATTTTCTATGCCCTTTTATCTTTTGTGAAAAGCTCTCTCCAAAATCTATGGAGTCCTCCGGCAAATAATCCAAGCTACATGCCGGGACAATCGGGATCTGATATTTTTCATCAAGCTCCGCTCCATAGATCATATATTCTTTCATAACATCAAAAGATGTATGACATACATTGTACAATACTATCACCCCAAAAACATTTTACTATTTTTCTTCTTGACAAACAACTTCTTTTGTGAAAAGCAAAGAACGTGCGGCGTAATCACTTCTGCTTAGTTCATTTATCAGCTTTTCCCTTGTCATTTCCGGGTTTGTTCTGTGAATATACCGCAGCAATTCATCTATTTTGTCCACTATGCTGCCCTCCAATCAATGTTTGACATCAGATCATCCAAAAGATAGATCAAATCAGTACCGTACAGGCTGATCCAGTCCGCAAGATACTCTTCCTGCTCAATCGGCATATGAATGTTATAGGAAAAGCAAAAACAATGACAAAGTTCATGAGCCAGTATTTTGCGCAAATAGCCATTTTTCGGTTTATCTGAAACATATATAGCCCTGTTGTTCCAATCTGTCACAGCAAGGCTGATAGAGCCATCAGATCGCATCAGCTTACTGCTTGCACCGCGGACAAATTTTATTTCCCATTCAATACCATTTATCACAAACATATTTACCTCCAAAAAAAGAAACCACCAGCCAAATATCAGCCAGTGATTTCTAAATTTAAAGTTATTCTTCTTGCTCTTCAACCAACAAATAATTAATGTACCTTGTTGCTGTTCCAGCAAGTTCTTTGCTGTAGTCTAGCAAGTCCATCTTGTACTCCGGTTTATGCCCATATGTGACTGTATAGAACTTTTCCACAAGTTCTAAGTTATGTAAGTCAGACAATTCCACAAGAATTTTGTGATATAAAAATTTTCTCGTCCATCCGAACCGGTCACAGATAATTTTGAGTTTCCAGTTATTTTTATTAAACCATTTACCACTCTCTATCTTTTTTACGATGCTCCAGCGTGCAAACGGGTCTTTCTCCGTAATTTCAGCCTGCGGATTTTTCAGAGCCTGTTCCATGTCGTGGAAGCGATTGATGTATTGAGCTGTGAAAGCCGTTCCTTTTACTCCGGTCAACTTGTGGGCGATAAATTCGCAACCTTTCTTCGTGATGTCATAGCAAGGTCTGCTTTGGTTGTTAGCATCTTTATATGTATTTTCTCGAAAGAAATCAACCAACGCAATTTTGCTCTCGTTGCCCAAGCCAATATTGGCTTGGGCGATTTGCGATGTATATCGCCGTATATCTTTCAATAATTTGCCGTGTTCTTTCCCAACCATTTCCGAAACTTCCATACTGGTTAACGTCTGTTCTAATTGTTTCATATGAATATTGTTCATCAGCAAATCCCCCATTTCTGTTTGAATGAAAGTATCGTGTTCAAAATGAAATGCAAAAATTTTTCGTCCTGTATGTTCTGGATTTCCGTTATCAGCTGTTCTTTCATCTTGCACCGCCTTTCTTGTCGGATGCAAGGTTACTTGTAAAAATCCAGACACATCTTAAAAAGTGTTCGCTGATTACATTCAGATTTTTGGTAATTTCTTCAATATACATTTCTCTCATAGATTTTTCCTGCCTTTCAATTTTTTCTTGAAAAGAGATACTCTCTATGATAAAATATTTCACAGAGAGTTATCTCGGTTGATAAGAAGTTGTTTTCGTTGGTAGCGTGGCAACTTCTTATTTTTTTTGACCTTTTAGCTTTTCAATCCCCGCCCTTATAAGTTCTAATATGGAATATCCACTTTCTGATGAAAATTTCATAATTTCATCTTTTTCTTGCTTCGATACTCGAACATAAAGTCTTTCATTCATAGGATTGTCAACTTTAGGTCTGCCTGTGCGTGGAGACATTCTCAGCACCTTCTTTCTGTACGCACATTTAATATATAATAGTACGCACAAAAAGTCAATACCTTTTTGAAAAATTTCCAAATCCACAAATCACTAGCTGATATTCAGTTGTCAATGTTCAAACAAACAGGGGCATTTCTGCCCCTGTCATTACATTTTGGAAACAAGCGTTGACAGCTTGCTCTTTGTCATTGTGCGCTCTTCCGGTGTCATGTCGGAGATAAGCTCCGCCATATCCTCCGAAAGCTCTTTCATGTATCTTTCAAGATCATGCATCTTTGCATCCTTGTCTTCTGGCGTATTGCCTTTGTGAAGCTCTTTGCTTTCCATGTAGCTTCTGCGGCTCATTCCGCTTTTGCCCTCTCTGCGATCACGCATACCGCCATCTGCCGCAATTGTAGGCTCTGTGTAATACATTCTGCCGGAAGAACGATCCATATCACGGTCGTGTTCCATTTCCCGGTACATTTCCGGTGTCATGTGCCAGTACGGAGGTTCGTCATATCCTCTCCGCGTTCCTCTTCCCTTTGGCGCAAATCTGCCGTCTGCATACCGGTAACGATCATAATACCGTCTGCCGTCTCCGTAACGCTCAAACATATCAAGAACCTGCTCTGGTTCTGCTTCGTCCATTGATTTTGTAAGCGTCCGGTAATACATGGCTTCCGCAAGGTCTTTAAGCATGTCCGTGACTTTTCCCATCTCTTCTGTATCTACACATTCGATACCTTTTGCAAACTCACACTCTGCGCTTTCAGACAGTTTTTCGATCATTTCGTGCATTCTCTTAATATCCATAAAACCGCCCTCCTTACGCTTCCCGGACTGCAATTAAATTGCTGTTCTGAACTTCGATTGACTGCGTAGACGTATTCTGTACCGCTACCGTAACACAACAACCGCGAGGAACGTCCACATATGCCTGCGCCGAAACGTTAAAGAAGTTTTCAACTGCCGCCGGTGTAACAATCATTCGAGTTGACTGCAACGGTTCTCCGTCAATTGCAATAGCCAGTGAAATAGCTTCAACTGTGCCACCGGTAGGAATTTGAATGTTCCCGGAATAAGATACCAAAAATCTTGCCCGGCACTGATTTGTAAGTCCTCTCAATTTAACAATGCCGCTTCCCTGTCTATGAACAATACATTTTGTTGCGCTTGCCTGAGTTTCTGTAAATGCCACATCTTCTCCCTGCGCAACAGTTTGAATTGCAATTCCTGTAAATTCTGCCATAATTATTTACCTCTCTTTCAAAAATAAGGGCAAACATTATAGTCTGCCCTTTGTGTTTATAAGCAATACTGCACAGCAGACATAATCGAGTTAAACTCAATTAAGATACTCAATTATTCAATTTTGTGTAGCAGCTACTTTTAGCAGCTACATCCTGTGTTGCATCCACAGCCATACGCATAAGCGTTAGGATTTGGAACAACATATGCCGGGATTGCAGCCGGATTTACAGCGTTGATGATCTGCTGTGTCTGCGCTGACATTGCAGTAGTGAGCAATGCAGACTGGCGATCCTGTGATGCGGCTCTTCTTAAGTCATTATTTTCTGCCTGTAAGGAAGAAATCTTTTCCTGACACAGGTAATCAAGGATTGCCCTTGTTCCTGCCTGCTGGCTGTCGATAATGTCTCTTGTGTTGCTGTTCATGGTGTTCTGAAGTGCACAGGTGTTCTGTGACATATTGTAGTTTACACCCTGGATAGCTTCCCTGGTCTCGCAGCAGCAATTAGCCAACTGGGACTGTAAAGCATTCTGCGCCTGCATAAGTGTCACGTTTGTGGTATTAAATCCCTGCTGTGTCTGGTAGCCAAGGTTGCAGATTGCATTGTCTACACCATGGAAACCGTTCATAACGGCGGTATTCTGTGCGTAAAATCCATCACAGAGACCATTTGTGATACCATCTAACTTTCCGATGATAGCCTGCGTGTCAAACCCACGCTGAATTGCAGAGTCGGTGTATGCAGATGCTGTCGCTCCCATACCTCCGTTTCCTCCCCAGCCATTGCCGCCAAAGCCGCCCCAGCCAAAAATCATAGCGAAGATAATGATAGCCCACCAGCCATCGCCGCCCCACATGCCATCATTGTTTCTTCCGTTTCCTGTCACTGCTGCAATATCAGCAAGACTAGGCATTGCATTTCCATTAAACATTTTGTTTACCTCCATCTGATCTATTTACAAATGGGATAACCGGTTATTTTGCGCGCACCCCAAAATGTACTAATGATTAAACATGCTCATAACTTTCTGTTTTGCTTCATCTACCGTAATTCCTCTTTCTTTACAGAGATTCTCTGCCATTGTCTTAAGTCCACCTGTATCTCCGCTTTGATACATTTGCATGGCATTTTTTGCCATAGGATTGTTTTGAACCTGCGGAGAATTCATCATTTGATTTAACAATAATTGTGCCGGATTCATTCTGGATCACTCTCCTTTTTTACCTGTGAAGTTTTTCTTTGACTGCTTGGAATTTTATCTAATCGGTTTTCTATCTGTTCAATCTTCCCAAAAAGTTCATCAAACTTCTGCATAAATGCACCTGTGCACTCGTCTGATAGGTCAAATTTCAATTTTTCAGTATCATGCGATAAATTGCTAACAGTATCATGCGAAACTGGCTTAAAAACGATTGTGCGAATTGTGCCATCTGCGTTCCAACTTTTAGCGTATATTTCTGTCATATCCTGTTTTGGGAAAAATGCAACGCTGCCATCCATTGGCACATCATTGGCAGTGATGTTTTCTACCGCCGGAACTACTTTTCCATTTATGCCAAAAGTTTGAACCGGGATCTGCTGCTGAATTTGCTGCGGTGCCTGCATATAATTTTGTGTATTATCAATGCGTGGCTGATTCATATACGGATTGTATGCGTACTGCTGCCCGTATTGCTGCATCTGCTGATTATAAATCGGATTCTGGTATGCTCCGCTCATATTCATCCTGTTTGACCTCCTCTAAAACATCTTCTATTGCGTGTATGATAGACGACTGCGTTGACAAGTCCAAGGACTGTAACTCTTTTCTGGCAAAAATTTTTTCAAGAACTTCATCTGAAAACACCACCATCCCTCCCTTTGATTATATTTTTGCATAAAAAAAGGCGGCAAAACCGTCACGATTCCGACAGTTTGCCGTCAAAAAATACAACAAAAAAAGAACGCATTAAGCGTCCATACATCCGTTCGTGTTACCTTTAGTGTTACCTTTGATTTTGACCTTTAGAAAAGACACCATTCAAAAACTCCTTTCTTTCAGTAAAATCAAGGCTTCACAAGGTTTTCTTAAACAAAAATAAAGTAGCGGAAGGGAGATTCGAACTCGGTATCAATTCTCTCAAACCCGCATAAATACTGAATTTCTTTATCTCCAAAGGTGTTACCTCGTGTTACCTTTTACATTGATAATGCTTTTGCAATATATTCCTGCATTTCACTCTCTGTCTTGTTATTAAAATAGTAATGATCGAGAGTTGTTCTGATATCTGTATGCCCCATTTGTGTTTTTATTACCGATTCTGGAACATTTCCATCTATCAACTTTGTTGCATATGTCTTTCTTGCCTTGTGAATTGAACGTTCACCAATTCCTATTCTATCACATATCACATATAGCCGCCTTGTAAATGCCTGACCTTTTATTCGTTTACCGTTTTTCATAAAAATATATTGCCCAAATGGATTGAGCATTTTTATTTTTCTCATAAGTTCTTTGGTATCTGCGGTAATTATAACATCTCTAAACCCGGCATCACTTTTAGGAAAATTTTGAACATCAAATACATATTTGCCATTATCATCTCTATATCTTATTTCTGTCTTTGATATATGTATCTTATTTTCTCCGACATCAGACCATGAGAGGGTAGATATTTCCCCAACTCTCAATCCTGTTTTAAATGCCAAAATAATGCCAAGTTCTATCAATGTAGGCTCATTTTCCATTACAAATCGTTCAATTAAAAGTTCCTCATCCTTAGAAAATACCAATTCGCAGTCTGACTTATGGTTCTTTTTAAATGACTTTTCCGAAATTTCCAAATCACCCATAAAACTGGTTATGCTCAGGCTGGTATAATGTTTTTTCTTTGCATATTTGAAAATTCCGTTAATCAATATCCGCATATCAGAATAAGCTTTTTGCGTAAGTTCCAGTTTTGAAATAGCTGTTTTTATGAATGATTCCAATATTTCTTCATCAATGTACCGGATTTTTCTATTTGCAATCGGCAAATACTTATTTTCAAAAAATCTTTTAAAATTTGTCTCGTACTTGTCCTTTGTCTGTCTTGTTATTTCACCATATTCAAGTTTTTCAGAAATCCAATTAGAATATACCTGAATAACTGTAGGTTCATCCTCCTTAGCTTTATAGAACTTTACTATTTCATCTTCAATTGCTTTTTCAGATGTTCTCTTTACAAGTCTCTTTCCTCTCTTATTATCTTCATCTGGCAAATATGTGTAAAACTTTCCATCTTTTCCTTGCCAAATGCTGTAAGTGTGTTTTTCAATAAATTTTTTCCTTTCGTTCATTTCAATTTTTTTCTGAATGGTGTCTATGTTGATAATACCATTTTCGATGGCAATATTCAACAACTCACTATTTGAAAGATTTCCCGTTTAACTCACCTTCTAACTTTTTTACTTTCTGTTTAATATCAAAAATTCTTCTTTCCACTGTTCTTGTTGATACGCATAGTCTCATGGCTATTTCTTTTGAAATAAGTCCACGGGCAAGAAGATAAAATATTTCTTCTTCCTGCTCCGTGAAATTGGCGTTTTCAATAATTGTTTCAAGCTCTGGCTTAGTCAGTTTTGAAAACTTCATAAGCCACTATCCTCCAATATTTTATTCTTCTCCCTGCCAGATCTTCGGTGTACCATCAGCATTTAGCATAACGGTAAGACCGCCGCCCGTGCTTATTGTGATATATAAATACATCACTCCTGTGTCACTATCTGCATAAATAAGATATTCTTGTCCACTTCCCACCAGTACCATTGTGTTTTCCTGTCCCGCACTGACATTTGCTGTATCACTGCATCCGGCAATCAGAAGTGTTGCTGTTATGATGGCTGTTATAAGTTTCTTTCGCACTGCATTAGTCCTCCGTATTTTCCTCATATTCCTCTTTGCTGATGGTCCTGATGCATTCCTCACTCACGCCTAAACTTTTCGCCATGTTTGCAATGGTTCTTTTCACATAGTCGTATGCACTTTCTTCAAAAATCCTTGGCTTTTCTTCTGTGACTGTAAAACCTATATTCTGCTCTGCATATCCAACGGAACCCTCTCCGCCAAACATTTCTGAAACCTTAATTTCAAAGTATAATGATATTCTGATTTTCATTTCATTCATTGTTTTTCCTCATCTTCTGCTGTCTGTATCATGGCAGCACCTCCACAAAATTTAAGGTTTACGCAAACCGGAGCTGTCCGGTCTGCTCTGCTTCTATCTGCATATTTGGCATCCGCTCTGCAACACACAATTCTGGCAAATTTGCTCTGACCAGTGCTGCAGGTATTGGCGGACATACTGCATTGCCGCATCTTCGCACCTGTTCGCTTCTCGGATATGTCTTGCCGGTGTAATCATGGTCGATTATGTAATCGTCCGGAAATCCCTGACATCCATATAACTCCCTTGGCTCCAGCATCCGCAGTCCAATATCCACAATCTGGTAATCAGTGCCGTTGATGGTCACAAGTCCAAAGCGATCCTGTGCTGTGACTGTATCAAGCGGATCTTTGATATCCTGCCCTGTTCCCTGTCCATAGTATTTAATCAGAAACGCTCTGACCTCTCCAAAGTGTCCGTCACCAGCCGTGATCGTTGGTAATGGCTGTCTGATATCTTTTCCGTCACAATGATTGTTCATCTGAATCAGATTCGCAGTAACAACGCTGTTATGATCCCATGCGGTCACTGTCGGAAGCGGATTTTCTACTGTTTCCCCAGCACCTTTATATCCTCCGTCATAGTACTTATGCAGAAACGATGCGACCAGCCCATATCTATTTGAGCTGTCAACTGTCATGATCGGATCTTTTATAGCCTGCCCTCTTACTCCATCTTTTGAAGTTTCTGAATGGTACTGAATCAACGTAGGACTAATAAGACATTGCTGATTGCCAGTTGTAATTGTGTGTATCGGATCTTTGCAATTTCCGCCCGGATGATTTGTCGTATTCGTTCCCATGTATGGTGCAAGCGTTGGTTCAATCAGACAATGCTCATTTTTGCTCACAATCGTTGTAAGCGGCTCTCTAACATCCTTACTTCGGTCTTTTGCAAATCCTGTCTGCCCGATCTGTACCATATATGGCTCCACAATCCCATATCCGTGCTTTCCGGTTATGGTAGGCATTGGCTCTCGAATATCGTTCGGTCTCCGCTCACCACCGTGATTACACTGAATGATAAAAGGCTCTGGATTATCCAAAACGAATTTTTTCAATCCCTTGGCAATCCTATCCAGCGTCTTTGATGCAAGTGGACGTACCGCCCGGATGCCGTATTTTTCTTTGATTTCTTCGGAAGTGTCAAAAATGCTTGGACAAGGGCGGCTGAAATCGATCTGTGTATACGCTCCAACATAAGGTTCCAGTAATCCGGCTTTTACTTTCTCACTGTCCGCGGGTGCATGTGTCGGCTCCGGCCAGACAATCGGCTTGCCATCACACCTTGCAATCAGGAAGAATCTCTTTCGCATGGTCGGTGCGCCATAATCGGCAGCAATCAGTTCTTTAAATTCTACAGTGTACCCCAGATCATTAAGCTGCTGTACAAATTTTTCAAATGTTTTTCCCTGCTTTGCCTTGATCGGATGGTGCCCTCTGTTCAATGGTCCCCATGTTTTGAACTCTTCCACATTTTCAAGCATGATGACTCTCGGTCGGACAAGTCCCGCCCACCTGCAAGCTACCCATGCAAGACCTCTGATATTTTTATCCTTTGGCTTTCCACCTTTTGCTTTTGAAAAATGTTTGCAATCAGGCGAAAACCAAGCCAGTGCTACAGGATGTCCGTTACATGCCTTTACCGGATCGACCGCCCACACGTTTTCACAGTAATGCTTCGTGTTCGGATGGTTCGCCTTGTGCATCTTGATAGCTTCTGGGTCATGGTTGATGGCTATATCTACACTATAGCCGGTTGCCATTTCTATACCAGTGGAAGCGCCGCCCCCACCGGCAAAATTGTCAACTATCAATTCTCCATGTATCATGACAGCACCTCCGAAAAATTAAGTTTCATCTGCGGATCCGGCTCATAGTTCATCCACACCGTTTCCATCCGCGGCTTTCCGTGCTCCGCACAGCTTGAAAACTGTTTTTTCTCCCATCCGTTCAGATAGTCGTTATACATTTCTGATTCATAGCCAGACAGCATAATCTTGGCTTTACTTTGCAACAAAAGTTTTAACAGTTCTTCGTGGTCAGAATCTGACATCTCATGTTTATACTGTTTCCCGGTTCTGGTACCCAAAACATACGGAGGATCAATGTACATAAAAACATTGCTGTAATTAAATCTCTCGATTACTTCTAATGCAGGTCGATTCTCAATCTGTACCATTCGCAGACGTTCCGCTATGTCAATGATCCATTCCGGCAGACGGTACCAGTTCCATAATGCATAAGCTCTTTCTCTGCCCTGTACATCATTTTTCCATCCTACCTTGCTGCCATTGGTACGGAACCCATGCCCCTGCCAACACTGGATTAAAAATCGTAATGCTTTATGATACGGTTCATCCGGCATCATCAACTCCCATGCATCCAGCTTATATGTATCCTCATATTTTTCACGACTGAACGGTGTAGTCATTACCATTCTGGCCAGACGATCCGAATCCTCCTGTATACACCGGAAGATATTCACAACGTCATGATCCAGATCATTAATCGTTTCGATATCAGATACCGGCTTATTAAATAACACGGCCCCGCTGCCGAAGAACGGCTCTACATAGCTGTGATGTTCCGGTATCAGTTCCACCAATCGGGGAGCAATATTCCACTTACTTCCCGGATATTTCAATACTGTTCTCATTTTCTTCAAAAGGAACCCGGCGCGCCTTTTATCCGGATAGGTCCCGGCTCCTTTCTTATATTCCGTGCACACATCTACAATAGTGCACTTTAAATTTAATTATGTTGTGTTTTATGCAACAAATTCATCGTTTTATTGCTTTTAAATCATCCAATCTAACGGAAAACCTCTCACTCCTTTCAATTTACTTTAAAATCTCATCTAAGCAGGCATTCCAACCAACTTTATACGATGGTGCAATCCTGTCCGGCTGTGGATATTTTCCGCACACTTTCATCTTCTCCGGCAGTGCCCGGAGCGGACACCAATCCGGCTTTGCTTCTTCACTATTTAATGAAAGCTCTTCAACGCCAGTTGCATAACACTCGTCATCTTTTGAGTTCCAAAACTTACACATGGTGCAATCTTCCGGCATATCCATAACCAATACTGCTTTAGACATCGCTCCCCACATCCTATTTTTTATACACTCTCCATGCTTCAAAGCTATTTCCTTTAGGTACATCGCAAAGCCAATACGCTGTACGTGTTTCTCCATCTTCATCAGTTCCAAAACCATAATAAATATAGGCTTCTTCTACCGTTAATTCGTTTACGTTACACCCATATTCTTCCGCGCCAATTTTTAAAGCTTCTTCCTTGTTGTATTTACTCGCATTGAAACCAAGTGAATCGTCGTCTCCGCAAAAACAACCATAATCAAATTTACTCATATTCTCACACTCCTTCCGGCTTCTCGCACCGCTCAAATTCAATTACCCACACCCACGGATTCGCATCCCAGCCGTAGCGGTCAATGTCGGATTTCTTAATGGTGCTGTTCCAAATATTAACAAAAGCGGTTTTATTTCCTGCGCAATCTGGTACAGGATGCAGGCAAGAGCATCTCGCACCCTCTTTCCACGCTCCTTGTGGTGCGATTTTCTGCAACCGCTCCACCCTCACATTCGTAACCTTAAGCCAGATACGTGCGGCTTCTTTCGGCATGTGGATGGATGGGTGCCATACAAAACCAGCGAAATTAAGGCTGTCTAATCTGTATATGTCACAATCAGCCTTGTACATTGTCAGTCCTGCATAATCCATCCATGTTTCCCGGACATACAGGATATCGCCCGACTCGCAAGGCAACTTAAAAAATTTCTCTCCATACCCATCTGCAAATGTACCTCTACACGATATGTACCCTTTAGGTGTAAAAGCGGTATATCCCCATACTGCATCATCAGGAATAAAGCCTTTTACAATTCTTCTCGTTGCATCTTTTCTCCCATCCAGAATCGCCCGAACCATTTTTGTGTTAAATAATATTGGTTTAATTGCCATCTACACCACCTACTTTCTCAAAATAAAATGTAATTGGTTGCTTATTGGGAATTACTAAACCAAAGCGAACCGCATTTTTATAAGTTACGCTATCCCGCATCAAGGTATCTGGCATTGCTTCAACCATCTTTCGGAATCCCTCAAGAGTAGAACGGCTTTTATAATGATTGCAACTCCGGCAGGCAGGGAGCATATTATCCATCGTGTCCGTTCCCTGTTCGCTCCAACCGTTTAAAGGAATAACATGGTCTACTTGCATATCCTTGTACTCTAATTCACACCCACAGTAAGCGCAATGACCGTTGTATTTTGCATATACTTGTTTTCTAACAGATTTAGGAATCGGTTTTCGCATCTACTCCACCGCCTTTCACAATCTCGATTGCGTGCTCATAACTTCTTGCTTTCTCTTTTCCCAAATTCCTGTTATATGCATTCTCCCAAAACTTTCTCTCATTTTCCAACTGCTCCACAATCTTGTCCGGGTCATAGGCGGTCGGATATTCTTCTAGTAAATACAATACTGCATTTGTATTTACTAAAGTTCCAT